ACCTGAATTATTTGTTTTTCACCTGAAAATCTTGTGTCGAATAACATTACATAAAACTTAACACCGTCAATTGCATCAATGTCAAAATCAAACACATCAGAAAATGCAGTTGCACGAGGTAAATCATTAAACTCAGAACTGACACTATCAATAGTAATGACTCTATTTGTCCTTGATTCAATATAATCAGTTAGTATTTTATTTGCAAAGTTAATTTCATCAGATGCAAATAATCCAGCAATATTTTTAGAATTTTCTGTGACTAAATCAAAATCATAAGAATTGTGAAGAGACTCATTTTCACTCACTAAATCAGCAACAACCACAACAGGAGAATCTGATACACTGACAATAGCATTTCTGCGATTCTTATCATCGGTTGATGCAGTTGATACGATACTTACGTCTGCAAAGTTTTTAAATCCAACAACATGATTAAGACTATTTACTGGATCTTTCCATGTATCATAATCAATTGTACTTCCTAATGAATATGAGAATGTTTGATAATAATCATTATCTGCTATTTTTTGTAACTCTGTATTTAATTTTCCTGTTTCTTTTCGGAAACCACTTCTAAATTCAGAATCAGAATCAATGTTAAATACTGAATTAAATTTGGTTGTTTGTTCAATTAAAGCAATTGATTTAGATGACTGTCCACTAATAGACTCACTCACCTTAAATGTATCATTTGACAATACCTTAAGATACTTATTATTTTCATTCCATGCGACAACAGTTCCAACTTTATCACCTGTGCTAACTATTTCACCAACACTAAATTGATTAGTAGCAACATCAATATTAAATTGTGCAATATTTTCAAATGGTATTGCCTGTCCAGATGATGAGGGGCCACTGAAGATGCCTGGACTTGTAACTGATGAATCTAAATTATATGATACAGTTGCATTTCCTCCGCCTGGATTTGTATTTACACCAGTGATTACAAATGGTTCATAATTATAATCAGAAGAATTATATCCACTTCCAGTTGATCCAATACCTATGTTCTCAACATATAATTTTTCTCCTAATGTAAATGGATATGTTGTTGAATCGTAAGCACCCTCAAGAGTTAGAGTTACTAAATTAGTTCCACTTGTGTACGATAAATTTTTAACTTTAATACCGTTATTATTATTTGTTGCAATAATTCTTGGATTTGTATCATATAAAGAATTTGTATTTCTTAGAAGTCTAACCTCAGACACAGATGTTCCTTGTATATCAACGGCAGTTATAACCTCATCCTTAACTAAACCAGTCACACGGTCAATCACCACAATATTTGGTGGTTGAAGATAATTTTTACCTCCAGAACTAATTCCAATATTATCAATTTTAGATAATCTATCTAATCTTAAAATTTGTGGTAACTGAACAGTTGGTTGAATTGTTCTGTCAGCTGAATAATCGAATCCAATGTTTTTAATCGTATATCTTCTTAACTTACCTGTTTCGTCACTATTGAGTCTAATAACAGCACCAACACCATTAGTAGATCCGATTGAAGTTACAACAGGAATGTTTTGATAATTTTTACCTTTTGATGTGATTTTTATATTGTCAATTGAACCAGACGCAGTTGTTGAAGATGTCACATATTTTAAAACTGTGGCCTCATTTTTAGTATATCCGTCTTTTTCTGGTTGAGATGGTAAAACAAATGAGAATGTTGTGCTACCAATTCCTGTAACTACATAACTTCCATTGTAAACACTATCTGAAATTTTTAAACTTGAATAATTAATAACATCTGTATCAATGATAGGATTTCTTTTGAACGGAGCATTAATATCTAAATTAACAGGTGTTAACTTATAGTAAAGATCTGAGGGTGTGTTTTGAGTTACTGAAAGATCAACTGTTGCGGTTGATGTCACTCCAACAGTTCCAACACCTACAACTTGGAATCCACCATCTTCTGTATTATTAAAATATGGATTTGTGAAATTAGTGTCTCTGAATAATTCAAAATCAAATATTTTTGTTTTCTTTCCAGAAACAACTTGTGTCAAAGATGCATCAGATACAGCAAATCCTACCTTATATCCACGAGTAAGTGATAGAGGTGGATTGATAAGAGCAATCGTATGTCCCGATCCAGTCGATGTAAGTGATATCACATCTGGTATTAACTTTTTAGATTTAAAAGCAGTTTCAGATAATTTAAATGAGTTTTTATCAATTCGAGCAATGAAATATGTAAAGTTATTAAATAGTGGATTTGCTGGATTTGAAGACTTGTAAAGAACTTTATCGCCAGTTTTATATCCATGATTATTAATTGTAATTGTATTAGTTTCAATATCAATAGCAGATGCACCAAAATCTAAAGGATTTACAAATGTCCTACGAGTTGTATCATCAAATTGTATGTCAAATGAAGTTGTGATGCCTGGTGTTACAGAAACTGAAACACGATCATTAGCCTGTAAATTATGAGCTTCCTTACATACAACAGTTCCAACAACTTTTTCAACAAAACCTGTGATCTCTGTTTTTGTTGGTGTGAAACTATGAACTTGTCCACTTCCAAATCCATCAAAAAACAATCGATACGCTGTTGAACCAATACCAGTGATTCCTCCAGTAGATCCAATACCTAGAGCATTAGTTGATATTCCTAATAAATCTTTACTCTCTCTAATTGCAAAAACTGGAGAGTTATTAGTTAAATTAAAATTAGGTACTGAATCTATTCCATTAGAAACTAAAAGTGGAGTGCCTTCATCACTTGAATATGTGAGTTTATCTCCAGTTTCAAATCCATGATCTTGTAAGAATATATTTTGCGTAGGAATGAATATTTCAGTTGATCCACCACCGACAACACGATAAGAGTATTTAACTGTTGATCCTATTCCAACTCCAGACGCTGTTCCTATTGCAACACTCTCAGAGGGATTAAAGTAATAAGGAACATTTACTCTGGTTTGAATATCAGTATTAATGCCAAGATTAAATGTGATTGAACGATTTAATGCTGTGATGAGTGATGTGCTAGAATGAGCAGTTCCCAGAACACCATCTTGTTCTCTTTTAACTCTTATCTTATTATTGATGTTATCAATATTCAGAACAGTCATACGTTCTGTGTTAATACCAATGATATCATTTGGTGCGATAGCATTTGGTGTTAAATTGCCTGTAACGGATAGACTTGTAACTATTCCAGTTGCAGCGGTTGTTCCAATGCCTGTGTTTAAAAGTAAGAAAGAAGTATTGAAACCAATTCGATGTCTACCATCTAATTGTCTTAATGAATCTGTGGAAAGTCCAGAAACGGTAATAACATCACCAACAACTAAATCATGTGGTTGTGTTGATAGACCAGTGACATTTCCGTTTGAATTATTATATGTAAATACTATATTTTCAATCTTGACAATGGTAGATGCAACTGACACAACTTCCTTTCCATTGACAAAAGATACTTCACCAGCAAAACCATTTCCTTTATCTAAGTTTTTAACTCTTAGTTTGTCTTTTACCTGATATCCAGATCCAGCACTTAGTATTTCGTATTTGTTAATTCTGCCAGGAGATGCATAATTAATTTCAATTTCTTGATCCACTGACTTACGACTATCATGTATTCCTTCATAATCAGCACCAGAACTATCAAGTTTATATGGATTTGTATTTCTTCTTAAACCTAAAGTGTTTAGATTAATATCTTGATTGTTAGTTTCAACAAAGTTCCAAGGATCAGGTTTTGCAGCATAATTTTCGCCAATCAAATATGGAAATACTGGAGATCGGAAATTTTTGAATGTTCCACTTGTTTCATTTTCATTTGGATTGATTGTTGCAAAATAAGCAAAAGTTCCATTTGGATAATCTGGAGTGATGCAATATCTGCCGTTATTTTCATCTAAATCACCGTTTCCAAGATATTCGTAGTCTTCAACAAAAAATCCAAGAGGAAAAGTTGATATGGGAGGGCCATTCTCTCTTGTTGTTTTAAGAGAGTAACTCGATCTCATAATTCTTACAGCACCACCATCTTTACGATCATATCCGTAAGGGCCATAAATTGGATTACCATCATAAGCCCAACCGATAATTGGTGAATGATTTAAAGATGGTTGCTCTGCGTTGTTTAATAGATTTAAGTCATTTGATGTGTAATCAACTGTTCCATCACTATTTTTTTGTTTTAATATTTTTCTTAAACCTCTAGGTGCATAAAATGATGTAAATTTAATTCCCTCATCATTATCACCTCTTGATAGAAAACCATCATCATCATAAAATATATCCTCGTACCTCTTAACGTTATTGACTGCCCAAGATCTAATTTTTGGTAAAAATACTGCACCAGTGCCAGGAATGATTTCTTCAACGCCAACAGTCGCAGTTGAATATCCAACACCGCCATTATCAACAGTGACTTTATCAACACTACCACCACTGATTGATGATATTATCTTTGCACCAACTCCGTCACCTAATATTTTTAAATCAGGAGATGATGTGTATTCACCACCAGAACGAGTTACAATTACAGATTGTATTCTTCCATTCGTTACGATGGCTTTATATTCTGAAGATGATCCAGAAGAAACTCTTACCTGTGGTGGAATACTAAAATTAAATGTTGAATCGTTTCCATATCCAAGGCCAGGATTATCAATATTGATGGAAGTAATTGATCCTCTTACAATTGGATTTATAGTCGCATGATAGTTTTCTGGTTCTGCTGTATTAATTCCAATAGTTCCTTTAACTGCAACTATAATCGGAGGATAGTTAAAAACATGCTCTCCAGACCCAACTGATGTCATTCCAACAAATTGTTTTGTTAGATAATTTAAATCAGATAAAGTTGTTCCGATACCAGCAGATGCAAGTCTAAATCGATCATCACTTATCTTTAAAACATAATAATCTTGATCTGTATCTAAACCACCAATCTTGACTCCGTTGTTTGAATAACGAATAATCTCTCCATTATTAAATCCATGATTCTTATATTCAATAAAATCAGAATATGTGTTAATACCAGCAGTAGGAATTAATCTTCTCTTATTTTCATATCCCTCGCCAGGATTTTCAATAATAACTTGACCTAAAACTAGTTTTTTTCTTAAACTTTGAAATCTTTGTGATCCATCAGCAAAACCAGTAAGATTTATCAAATTGGATTTAGTTATCGCATCATTTTGATTATTTGCAAGTTTGATAGTTGTTTGATTAACTTTTGATACAAAGTAAATTGATTCATTAACAAGTCTCTGATCTGGTGTTTCTTGAATCGCAGTTGTAGTGATACCAGCGCTTGCAATACCAATTGCACCAGTGCCAAATGTTTTATAAATTACAGCTTCCCCATCTCGAAACTTATGAAAAGTTCCAAAACCGATTGTATCAGCTGATATATTAATCGCATTACCAGTTGATGACGCATCAAAATCAACAAAATGATCTATTTGTTTTAGTCTTGCTCTTGCGATTGCATTTCTACCATTTCCACCAGAAATTTCAATAACAGGTGGTGCAACGTAATCGAAGCCAGGATCTATAATATCAATTCTTTCAAATGAACCTTTCACGTTTGCTGTTGCACTCACACCAGCACCAGTTAAACTTTCAATACTTACTTTTGGAGGTGTAATCACATCATATTGTGATCCACCCTCTAGAACATCAATAGTTTCAACACCACCAAAAAATATAACATCACCTGACTTATAGTTTGATATCTCTGTACCGTTTACCAACATGCCAGTGGTGCCTGGCGTTGTCTCACGCCTTGCCCCATCAAATACAGGATTTAAAGAAAATCTCTTTAATAATTTTTGATGTTCAAGTTTTTTATTTGCAAGTTCAGGAACAGATATTTTAAATGTTCCATTTCCAGTCGCATCTACAAAATCACCATTTACAAGATCTGGTAAAGAGTTTGCAAGACGAATATTATTTGAACTTACACGACTTACATAGTAATTTTTTCCATCAATTAACTGACCTAAGAAACCACTAATAACATTATATGTAACAACTTCTCCAGAATAGAATCCATGATCAGCAGCACCCTCTGTGACCTGTATTAATTGTATAACGTCGCCACCAGTAGCGCCAGTCCACGTTACAGAACGATCTGGAGCAACTATGGGTTCATTACCTAAACTTGGTAGAGATGGTGAGGCAACGTACGCATGTGGATGTGGTGGTAATGCCAACGCATTATCACTATCATGATCATATACATTTTGAACGTCTGTTGTATATTTGTTAATATTAGTATGAAGAGAACTATTTCCTTTTTTTAATCTTCTTCTTATAAATGCAATATTAAATTCACCAACGCCAGGCAAATCACCTAATATAAATGTTGAACTGTCGATGGTGCTTAGAACACGACCAACTCCGATTAAAGTTGATTGTCCATCTAAAACTTCGATTGCATCCTCTTCTAAGAATCCATGAGAAGATCGAGTGACAATACTGAAACTACTACTTGATTGTCTTACAACTGTTTTTGGAGTGAATTTTACAGATGTGTTATAGACATATGACCCAAAATTAGCATCCTCAGAACTTTTGTTAATACCAAATGACCCAACCTTAATTCTATCACCTTTATTAAAGTAGAAAGTTGTTTCTGGAATCGGAAAATCTTTAAGAACTCCAGTAATCAATACTTCTATCTTTTTAGTATTATTTGCAAAAGAGTATCCATATGCAACATTGTTATATCTGATGTCATCACCAATACTTAAAGCATCAAGTGCTGTGGGAACTCCAACAAACTGGTTTGCAGTTTTACTTGTATAAGTAACTATTCCAGCGACAGTTGCAGTTGGTAATGATAAAGATCCACTTGTAGGAAATCCGACTGTGGTGTCAACAGTGATCACAGTTGCACCAACTGACACAGAATCAGTGACACGAGTTCTGCCTGGAACTATAAAATCACCATTTATTGAATCTTGCGTAATGCTAATTTGATAATAATGTTCACCACCATATAAAAAATCTTTTACATCAGATATCGCACCAGAAGCACCTTGAATATTAATATCATCCTCATCTTTATCTTGAAAAAGTGTTGATCCTTTTAAATTACGAGGATCGCCTGTAATTGGTTTAACTACGAAATCTTGTGCAAAACCATAATCAGCATCAGATGGTTTAATTAAAAAATCAGATGGTTTTATAATATTAACTTCTTGACCATAAAGTGCTCGGAATAAAATTTTATATGATTCTTCTGTTCCTTTTGTTCGATAAAAATCTTTTACTTGTCGGATAAATTTAACTTGATCAATATCACTGCTTAATTTACGATTTTCAAAACCACTTGCAAAAGTTGTTTTGAGTTTATTAAAAAATTCACGAATAAAAAGATTTGATAAATTATGAACTTTTGATCCACCAGTATGAGATACACCAACACTTGTGTTAAATGATAATAGATCTGGTCGAGTAGGTTGATCCATATTATCAACACCACTAAATCCACGAATACAACCAGTAAATGATGTTGTACCAACACCAGTGTAAGTTATTATCTCATCATCAATTTTTAGAAGTCCATACTTACTTGGATAACCTTTTGTTGAATCTACAAAGATTGTAGAGGAATAAGATTCAGTATCTGTAGATAATCCTGTATATTCTGTAAGTGCTGCACCAACGTATGTTTGTAATTTAGTATATCTATCAATATTTTCTGCAATGTTTATTGATCCACCTTGATATTCTTGTGAAATATAATACTGTTTCATGAAATCCACAAAAAGTGGATTTTCTGATTGCACAAACTCAGGTAACTGATTTTCAATTACCTGATTTACTTCAACTCTCTGTATTGAGGTATCAATCATTAATATCCGCCACCATAACTAGATCCACCACCGCCAGAGGAGGATGTGGAAGTACTTGAGGTTGTGGATGATGAAGTCGCAGTCGATGATGTATAAGTACCAGTGCTTGATGTTGTGGTCGCAGTTGAGGTAGCTGTCGATGTTAGAAGGGCAGAACCAGTCGTTACAGGAGAATTTGATTTTCTTGTATAAGTTGGAGTATAATAACTATGAGTATGAACGAATCTTGATCCAGAAGTATTTTCACCTGATGAGATTAAATCTGGAATCATATTAATGGTTGTATTGGTCATATCAAACTTAACGTATAAATCACGAAGACCAACAATGTCATTTGAGTGTGGAATCGCTTGAATTTCAATCACGTTGTTTGCAATTACTGTTGAAAGTATATTTACAGTATCTATAAGAACTTCACCATGCATATAATCTACAGTTCCAGCATTTTTCTTTACAATATTTGGAATTCCACCTTCCGTGTATGTAAAGAAGAATATTCTTCCTTTTTCACGATTAATAACTTCATCAGCAAGATAAACAGTGCCTGTCACACCTTCAATTGTAAATCCAGTTGAAACTACATTATAAGAAGTTTCTTGAGTATGAAACATATTACCAAAACAAACTTCATACTGTGCAAATTGTCCTAAAACTGCTTGTAAATTACGTCTAATCGTAACAAGAGTGATATTTGATGTAATCGAATTATCAATACTATCAATAAGTGAAACTGCTTTACTATATTTGAATCTGCCACCAAATTTATTAATATCAATTGAACGTGAATATTGAGTTAAAGCATTTGAGACGCCTGTTTTAAGATTATTTGGATCATCATTTAAACTTGGATTATAATATGGGTTTGTAGTTAACTCAACAAACAAATATTTTAAATCAACAAATTCTGGCACGATACCAGCAACTGCATAACTCTTTAATTTTGAAATTAACTCTCTTTTTGTCTCATCAGATAAAAAATCACCATTTCGAGGTTTAACTGATATAAAAACTTTTCCAAAACGAGGAGGATTCATTTCTTCACCACCGTAAGCAGTTACAGACTCCACATTTGGATAAATGAAACCTAAAACTGACTCATAATCAGATGAAGTAACCGCACGATACTGAGAAGAGTAAATTCGAGGTGCATAATACTTAATTGATGATATAGATTCAATCTCATCACCATCTCTAGATGATTCTTCCGTTGTGACAAGTGAAAAATTAGATGCATCTATCGTTGCACCATCTTGATCAATGATATTTCCAATGAAACTAAACTCTGAAGCTCCATTTCCGTCTTTTCCAGAAGTTATGATGTAAGAAACAGTAATGTAGTTGTCATTTGATAATTTTTTACCAATTACATTATCACCAAATATCAATTCATATCTTTCATCTTCAATTTCTTGTAAAAGATAAGAGGATGATGTTGATGTAACACCTACAATGTTGTCTATTTGTTGATATGTAACAGTTGAGGATGATGATTCATCGGGTTTTACCTTTACACGAATTGTTGAAGTGTCTATGAATGAATTTGAGAGAATATATCTTTGATTGAACTGTGATGTGTTAACTGTAAAGTTTTGATTAATTAATGTACCTTCGTAAATCTCAATATTATCAAAAACTGCAACTCCATCAACAACAGGAACTGTAATATCTTCTGGAATTGAAAAAATATAACTTGTATTTGCTGCGGAACCGTTACAGATGATACCAGCACGAACTGTGGCTGTTACAGTCTCAGTAATTTCACTAATATTGAAAGATATTCTTGCACGAGATGATCTACGAGATCGAGGAACGTATCCAATATTTCTGGCAAGCGAAACAACGTTTTCTCGAAGTGTAGAGGAGTCAAGAAAACACTCATTCGCAGCCATATTTGTATTATATGACGTAATATATGTATTATACGCTAAAGCATCAATAATTATCGAGAGGTTTGACCCCTCGAAATCGTAATCTGTAAAATTGGTGTTAGATCTCAGATAATCCTTGATTGAAGTCTTAATCTGATCAAAATCTAAATTAACATATTGACCGAAAGCCATTATACTCTAGCTGGAAAAAGGAGAACGTCTACTATTTGAGGTGGTGTAGGAAGACCAACGATATCATACTCAATTGTTGCATTCATTTCGTTTGAATCTGGAACGATTGTTACAGTCGTTACAATATTATCAATTCGAGGTTCAAATTGACTTAAAACACTCTTAATTTCATCTTGAAGTGCAATTTGATTAAATTGTGTATCTAATTCAAACAATGCTCCTGAGATTTGAGAACCAAACTCAGGATTAAAGGGTTTTTCACCAATAATTGTGAAGATAATATTCTTAACAGACTTTTTAATCGCATCTTCATTCTTAATTGCAACCAAATCATTCGTCACAGGATGACGTTTGAAGGATAAGTTGATATCTTTGAATGCCTTAGAAGCCACTATTTACACAAAAAGTTTCCTGTTTTTATTTATACCGCTTTTTTTATCTTTTTATGACTCGAATTCGATATTTTTCTGATTCTAAAGCGTTAATAATATATTTAGCACTAATTCTTGGGTCTTTTTCGCCGCAAGT